CATCGACCAACAAATCCATCACCACCATCTGCCATGTGCATTCTCCATCAATCTCGATGGTAGACTTCTCACCCAGATCACAAATGCACAAAATCCACGAAATCAATGGGACACAGACGGCGCATACTCTTGTGACGCCTAACCACCGGATGGTGACGCAGCGCAGGAACCCTGTGGACAATACCCCTCGCATAACTTTGGCGAAGGATTTGACCATTTGGCACACGCTCAAACGGTCCTCGAATTGGGTAGGTGAGCGACACGATGTCGTGACCCTGCCTGAGTTATCACTCAAGGCGACCAATTGGCGAGAGTTGAGTGAGCCAGAGCGATCTTTCAATGCCGGAGACTGGTGTGAGTTTCTTGGCTGGTACATCTGCGGCGGGCATACCACCCACCAAGGCAACTATGCCAGGGTTGTTATCTCGCAGGGCCCTGGTGAAAAGGCAGACCGCATTGCGGCTCTGCTTGATCGGATGGGTCTCGAATATAGCATCCATGGTGGGCGACAGTTCGTCATTTCATCGCGGCAGATCGCGGCGGCAGTGGCTGACTGTGCAGGCGAGGATGGTCGTTGCTACTCTAGGCGCGTTCCGGGTTTTGTCCGACGTGCGAGCAGCGACCTGATCGACCGGTTCCTTGATGCCGCCATCCTAGGCGATGGGTGGGTTCAGAATGGGTATCGTGCCTATGCGACGGTCAGCGCCAAGCTGGCTGACGATATGCAGGAGCTTTTTATCAAGGCCGGACGGAGCGCAAATATCATCCGACGCGATGCCAAGCCTTACTCCATCAACGGACGGACCTCGCCCAACACAGTCGACCAGTATCACGTCTCTGAAATTCGGGCGCCTGCCGCCTCGTTGCGTCGAGCAGATAACGCTCCGATTTTCAGAAACGTCGCCTACTCTGGGATGGTGTATTGCGTGACCGTGCCAAACGGAACGCTGATAGCGCGCCGAAATGGCAAGGCCATCATAGTTGGCAACTGCGAGGCGCTTTGCGCAGCCATCGGCTACGCATTCAACGTTCAGCGGATCCCGGAAGGCATCGAGCGCAAGACTTCCATCGAGGCGGCGGTGCCCGAGGGGCATGACCAGAAACTGGCACCGATGTCAGACCCACCAGATACGTCGTTGGTCTCGCAATCGCCCAAGCTGCGTAACGGCAGCGGCGCTCTGCGCAGGCGATTTGCACGCCAAGGCAGCCGGTTGAACAGGTAAAGCACATGACCGTGATCTCAAAGCTCAAAGATCTGCTGGCCGAGGCGCTGCCTCAACCGGCAGGGCCTGAGGGGATGACCCTCCCTAAACCCTCGGGCAAATACATGCGCGGCGGGCGCGGTGTGACCTTTGCTGGCTGGAAACCGGCGCTGCGGGAAAGCCAGGATGATATTGGCGAGGCCTGGGACGATGCGGCCGCGCGGGTGGGGGACCTCCTGCACAACAGCGGCTGGTTGGCCGGGGCCATGGAGCAATGCGTCGCCAATACCGTGGGCACGGGGCTACAGCTGAAGGCGCTGCCGGAAAATGAAACCTTCGGTATGACGCCAGCCCAAGCATCTGACTGGGCGAAGACAGTGGAGCGCCGGTTTGAGCTTTGGGCGCGCAGCGCGCAGGAATGCGACATTCAGGGCTTGAGGACCTTTGGCCAGATGCAGGCGGCGGCGTTTCGATCCTGGCTTGTGACGGGCGAAATTCTCGCGGAGTTGCCCTGGCGCAAGCGGCCATGGAACCGCTACGGCACCAAGGTACGACTGCTGCCGCCGCAGCGGCTGTCGCGCAAGACGGAAAGCATGAAGCGGCTGATCAACGGCGTCTACACGGATGCCGACGGCATGCCCGTGGGCTACCGCGCGATCCGCAAGGACCTGATTCGTCACGATGTGGAATATGACGTGCGCGCCCGGGATGCGGCGGGCCGACCGCGCGTCATTCATATCTTTGAAGGCGCGCCTGGCACACATCGGGGCATCTCGCCGCTGGTTCCGGCGCTGCAGGTGGCGCGGCAGTTTGACCAGTTGGCGGACGCCACGCTGATGGCGGCGATTGTGCAGACGCTGTTTGCGGTGACCATCACCTCCGACGAGCCGACGGAACAGGTGCTGCAGGGCCTGCTGACGCCACAAGAACAGGCGCAGATGCTGGCGCAAGGCATCTCGCCGATGGAGGCCTATATCGAGATGGTCGCAGGCTATTATGACGGCAGCACGCTGGATGTTGGGATCAATGGCCGCCTGGCGCATCTGTTTCCGGGGCAAGAGCTGAAGTTCCACACTTCGAACCATCCATCCTCGGATTACGCAGCCTTTGCGATGCATCTGCTTCGGGAACTCGCGCGGTGCCTTGGGTTGACCTATGAAAGTGCGACTGGCGACAATGTGGGTGCCACCTATTCCTCGCTGCAGGCGGCGACCACGGAGATCTTTGCCATCACGAAAGCCCGGCGGCGCAACATCATGGCGCCATTCTGCCAGCCGATCTTTGAGGCCTGGCTCGAGGAAGAGATCGAGGCGGGGAGCCTGCCGTTTCCGGGCGGGATTGCCGGTTTTATGGCCAATCGCACGGCTGCGTGCCGGGCGGAATGGCGGGGTGACCCGCGTCCGCAGGCCGATGATCTGAAAAAAGCCAAGGCCCACGAGGTCTGGAAGCGCCTTGGTGTCATGTCGGACGCGATGATTTGTACCGATCTTGGGGCGGATGTGGACGATGTTTACCAGCAACTGGCGCAGGAAAAGGCGCTCCGGGCCGAATATGGGCTGCCTGAGCCGCAGATGATGGGGGCGCAGGGCGGTGGGCTGAGTGCGCCCACCTATGGACAGGACGAAACTAGTGATGAGGCGGAGAAATGACCATCACCATTGACGAGGCGGACCCCTGCGCGGCGGCCGCCAGCCTGCGGCAGGTCTATGTCCGGCTCGTCGCGGGTGAAGGTGCCATGGAGGTGCGGTTCCGGGCGGGATCAAACGGTGTGGAGCGCTCGGTGACCTATCACCGGGCATATCCCGATCGGCTCTTGGCCGTCATTCGCGGCTTTGAAGAGCAATGTGCCCAGCAACAGGGCCGTGGCCCGCGGCGCTTTGCGCTTGGAACAGGAGGGGTGAGGTGACGGAACCACCGGAAATCGTTCAAAGCCCGGTGGGGCCAACACTGGCACAAATTGCGGGCCGCGTGCTGAACCGGCCGCTGCTGCTACACCCGGACAAGGCCGATCTGATCCTGCATGTGCTGCAGGGCCGGATTGGGATCGAGCCTATGAGCCTGCCGGGCCCCGAGGCCAACCGATTTGTCGGCAGTCACCGCCGCGATAATGGCAGCGTCAGTTCCATGCGCGTTGCAAACGGTGTCGCCATCCTGCCGATCGTGGGCAGCCTTGTGAACCGCGGTGCCTGGATCGGGGCCAATTCGGGGCTGGTCTCCTATGAGGGCATTGCCGCGCAGCTGCGCGAGGCGCAAGCCGATCCGGAGGTTCAAGCGATCCTGTTGGATATCGACAGCCCCGGCGGTGAGGCGACCGGCATGTTTGCAACTGCCAACCTCGTTCGCACTGTGAACGAGGTGAAGCCGGTTCTGGCCTTCGTCAATGATGTGGCCGCCTCGGCCGCCTATGGCATCGCCAGTGCTGCGCGCGAAATTGTCGTCTCACCCACCTCGATGGTTGGCTCCATCGGTGTGGTGCTGACCCATCTCGATCGCTCGGGCGAACTTGAGGACCGCGGCGTGAAGCCGACGTTGATCCATGCCGGTGCGCATAAGGTCGACGGCCACCCGTTTGGGCCGCTGTCGGACGCGGTGCGCGCTGATCTGCAAGCCGAGGTCCTCAAAATCTACGACCAGTTTGTCGGGTTGGTCGCAGAAGGGCGTGCTGGCCGGATCAGCGCTGCCGCGATCCGCGCCACAGAAGCCCGCACCTATCTTGGCGCGGATGCCATTGCCCAGGGTCTCGCCGATCGCATGGCGAGCCTGGACGAGGTTATCGCCGCGCTTTCGCAACCGCCCTCCGGGGCAATTCCCCAGAGAAAGGGAGGACCCATGACCAGAACCATCCAGAACGAGGCGCCCGCGAGTGACGTCTCGGCCATCAGCCCAGCTGATCTGCAAGCCGCTGTCGATGCAGCCCGCACTGAGGCGCATACCGCCGGTGTCACCGCTGGCAAAGCTGAGGCCACGGCGCGGATCAAGTCCATCCTGACAGCGCCCGAGGCCGAAGGCCGGGAAGCGCAGGCGCTGGTGTTGGCGCTCGAGACCGAGATGACAGCTGTGGATGCAGCGAAAGTTATGACGGCGTCCCCCAAGGCCTCGGTCCCCACGACGATCGCCGACCGGGCCGCACAGGAGACCGAGCTCGGGGCTGAAACCCCGGCCGATCAACGCAACCGCGCCGAGCGCAGTGTAGCCGGGTGGTCGAAAGCCATCACCCACGCCAATGCGCGCTTCGGCTGAAGAGGAGACCGAGACCATGACTGTTCTCACAGAAGGCCGCCATCCCGGTGAATTCCTGATGACCGAGGCCACTGGCCAGCGCTCGCGGGAAAACATCACCATCGCCAGTGGCGCGGGCATTATCGCCCCGGGCACCGTGCTTGGCAAAATCACCGCCAACGGCAAATATCTGGCCAGTGCCGTGGGGGCTGCGGATGGCAGCCAGACCGCCGTGGCCATTGCGCTCTACGGCTGTGATGCCACCACAAGTGATGTTGCGGTTGCCGGCATCACTCGG